AGAACAGACTTTGACGATTTAACCTCTAGCCCCTAGGTATGATGTGGGCAATGTGTCGCACGGTTTAGGCAATGGCCAAGGTCACACGCAACCGCGGCGTCTTGGTAGAGATTGAGTCAACCTACGGGACCGACCCAACTCCAACAGGAGCCGCCAACTACATCAGGTGCCGGACTCTTGAGATTGAGCCGCTGCAAGCTGACACCGTAGAGCGCGAAACGATCCGCCCATATTTTGGCAACTACGACATTTTGCTGGCTAATCAGCGCGTGCAGCTGACCATTGAGGTTGAGCTGGCTGGCTCTGGCACTGCTGGCACTGCACCGGCTTGGGATCCGCTGATCCGGTCTTGTGGCAACTCAGTCACAACGGTTGCTGATACCTCTGTGACCTATGCGCCAGAGAGCACGACGCACGAAAGCTGCACCGTGCATTACTTCGATGACGGCATCCGTCACGTTGTTGTTGGTGCTCGCGGTAGCTGGTCATTGACTGGTGAGGTTGGCCAGATCCCGGTTTTGACTTTTACCATGACCGGCCTGTATGCCACACCGACTGACAACGCCATTGGCAGCGTCACTGAGCAAAACCAAGCCTCTCCAGTGCTGTTCAAAAACGGCAACACCACAAGCTTTGAGGTGTTTGGCTTCTCTGCTGCTCTGCAGTCTTATTCCTTCGACTGCAACAACGAGACCATTTATCGCGAACTTGTAGGCGGCACAAAAGAGGTGCTGATTACTGATCGCAAGCCCGGCGGCACTATGAGCGTTGAGGCTGTGGCGCTTTCTGATCACAATTTCTTCACTGATGCCACTGGCAGCAGCACAGGCACCAACACTTTCCAGCACGGCCAAACCGCTGGCAACATCTGCACCTTTAGCGCCCCTCAAACCGACATTGGCACCATCGGTTATGAAGACAGCGACGGGATTCGGATGCTTAGCCTGCCCTATGTGGCCATCCCGACTGCATCGGGGAACGACGAGTATTCATTAGCCATTACATAAAAAGTCAGCTAGGTTGGCGGCGAGTTAGAGCTTTTATGGCTTTTGTCCTGAAGAAGGCGAACACCTACAAATGGCCTGTGTCCGTAGATGTTCCGGTTGATGGCGGCAAGCATGACAAAGTGACGTTTGACGTTGAGTTTAAGGACCTGACTCAAAGCCGCCTTTTAGAGATTGCAGAATTAAGCAGCGAAGGCGGCCTGTCTGATGTTGACGTAGCCCGTGAAGTAATGACCGGCTGGGCTGGCATTACAGACGAGGATGGCAAGGAACTGCCTTATAGCATCACTAAGCGGGATGAGCTTTTAGAGGTGCCAATGGTTGCTAGTGCAATCGCTGGGGCTTATCTGGACAGCAAGCAAGGGGCTAAGCGAAAAAACTAAGCGAGGCCGTTGAGTATCTATTTAACGGCCCAGAGTCTTTTGATTTGATGGAGCAAGACGCCAAGGCTTTTGGCGTTGCTTTTGAGAAGCCAGACTCCGACGACTTTGAGGTGTGGCCCGATAACTGGCCTGTTGTCGAAATGTTTTTGCGTTGTCAGACGCAATGGCGCACAACTGCAAGCGGAGTTTGCGGCCTGGACTATTCAGCTGTTCAATGGCTGTTTAGACTCTATGAAGTGGAAGACTGCCGCGCCATGCTGGAGGGCTTGCAAGTCATGGAAGCTGCGGCGGTCAAGCTTATGAATAAGGAGCAGGGTTGATGGCTAAATCAGTTTTTGAAATGCTGGTTGCCGTCAAGACGAAAGGCGCCAACAACATTCGCCGGCTCGGCAACGAACTGCAAGGCGTACAGGGCAAGGCCAAAAATCTGTCGATGACGTTTGGCCGCATGGCCGGCAGCATCAAAGGTTTTGCCGCAATCGCTGGTGTTGCTGCTGGCGGTTCATTGCTTGCCAGTGTTTTTGGGTCAGCTGCAGAGCTACAAAGCCAGACCCGTTCGCTGGAGGTTTTGACTGGTAGCGCAGAAAAGACAAAACAGATTCTTGAGGGCATCAAGGCTTTTGGCGCAGCGACACCATTTCAGGTTCGCGAGCTCATTGATGTAACCAAAAAGCTCAAGGCATTTGGCATTGAGACTGATTCGCTAGTTGATACAACTAAGCGGCTTGGGGATGTTGCCGGAGCTACTGGCGCAGATCTCAATGGCATTGCGATGGCCTTTGGCCAGATCAGAGCCAAGGGCAAGTTTGCGCAAGAGGAAAACCTCCAGCTACTTGAGCGAGGCGTAGACCTGACGGGCGAGCTTCGCAAAATGTATGGCCTCTCAGGCGAGGAACTCGCTAAGGCAATGAGCAAAGGCCAGATTAGTTTTGAGGCGGCTAATCAAGCCCTAATCAAGCTGACTAATCAGGGCGGGCAGTATTTCAATGGCGCAATCGCGCAATCAGACACGTTGAGTGGGCGCCTTTCTACGTTGCAAGATGCGTTTACGACTTTGGCGCAAAACATTGGAATGGCATTAGAGCCTGTTTTTAACGGGATTTTGCAGTTCGTCACTTTCCTGACTAACAGCATCAACAACTTATTTAGAGAGTCAAAACTTACTGAGCAAGCAATTAAAGATCTTGGGTTTGACAAATTGCCACGGGGCCAGTTGCGTGGGCGCAGGTTTCAGGAGCGCATCGAGGCAAGAAAAGATGTGTTGCGTGAGGAAGGGTTTGGTTTGCCAGCTCCAAGGGTTGATTTAACTAAGCCTCCTGCCTTGTTGGCGGCAACAGCTGGAGCAGGTGCAGGCAGGGCAGCAAAGATCAAAGAGGAAGTACAGCAAACCGCTGAAATGCGGGATTTGTTAGCGCAAATCAACGAGGCCAGGGTTTCTGGCAATGTTTTCCAGTTGGCCGGCCTTGAATATGAACGGGATACTCTCAAAATTCTTGAGGCTGGGCTAACGGGCAATAACAAAGCCATTGCCATTGATCAAGCCAAAGCAGATCTAAATTTGCGTCTGCAGGGAATTTATGGGGTTAATGTTGAAAAAACAAAAGAGCTCAACAAAGAAACCAAAAAAACAAGCGATATTTTTACAACCATCAAAGACACAGTTGCAACCGGGCTTTCAAATGCCATTGAAGGTTTAATTGATGGCACCAAAACACTTGGCGAATCACTAAATGGGATTCTTCGCCAGTTAGGCAGCATGTTTCTGCAGTTTGGGATGAAATCGCTAATCGGCGATTTGTTTGCCAATGGTGCTGCTTTCCAAAACGGGCGTGTTACGCCTTACGCCTATGGCGGAATTGTCAACCGGCCCACGTTGTTCCCGATGGCCAATGGCATGGGGCTTATGGGTGAGGCAGGCCCTGAGGCAATCATGCCCCTACGCCGTGGCCGTGGTGGCCGTTTAGGGGTTGAGGCCGCTGGTGGCGTTGGTAACGTGGTTGTGAATGTTGACGCCGCAGGCACAACAGCACAAGGCGACCCAGGCCGCGCCAGGCAGCTTGGTGATGCTCTTGGCGCTGCTGTTAGGCAGGAACTGCTGAAACAAAAACGCCCCGGAGGCTTGCTCGCGTAATGGCTACCTTTCCCGACATAAGCCCAGATTTTGGGGCATCTAAAAGCAGTGCCCCGGCTGTTCGTGTCACAAAGTTTGGCGATGGCTATGAGCAGCGGGTCACGTTTGGCATTAATCAAAACCCGAAGGAGTGGCGTTTGCGCTTTGTCAATATCACTGAGGCAAACAGCGACACGATCGAAGACTTTTTAGACGCCAGGGCTGCAGATGCGGCATCGTTTGACTGGTCGCCACCTGATGAAACAGATACTTACAAATGGGTTTGTGACAGCTGGAATAAGACAATCCCCAGCGCGGGGCTCGCAACAATTGAGGCAACATTCAGACAGGTTTTTGAGGCGTAAATGGCTTTTACTGCTTGGGCTGCTAGCACTGCATTTGTTGTTGGTGATGTTCGTCGCGCAACGACGGTTCAGAGCAGCGGTCTTGTTTTCCGCTGCACGGTCGCTGGCACTAGCGCAGCGTCAGAGCCAAGCCCTTGGCCGATTGTCCGGGGCATCACGGTTGAAGACGGAACCGTTACCTGGGAAGCGGTTAGTGCTGTCGGTGAAGAGCTGAACAAGCTGGCACCTAGCGCAATCATTGAGCTGTTTGAGTTAGACGCAACGGCTTCTTTTCTTGGAGATACGACGGTAAGGCGATTCCATTCAGGGGTAAATGAGGATATTGACGGCGACATTGTTTGGAATGGCAACACTTACGAGCGCTATCCGATTATTGCTGAGGGCTTTGAGTATTCAGGGCAGGGCCAGATGCCACGGCCTCAAGTTTCAATCTCAAACACCTTTAGCTTGGTTACCGCGTTGATGCTGGATTTCAACGACTTGGTTGGTGCAACAGTTACAAGGATTCGGACGCTTAAGAAGTATTTAGACGCCTCAAACTTTACGAGCGGAACCAACGCCAGCGCTGACCCGTATGCAGAGTTCGCACGCGAGATCTACACAATTGACCGGAAGGTTTTAGAAAACCGCGATCTCGTTACGTTCGAGCTAGGCGCCAGTTTTGACGTTGCGGGCGTCAAGTTGCCACGCCGGCAGATCATCCAAAACATTTGCCCCTGGACCTATAAAGGCGAAGGCTGCGGCTATACGGGCACGAATTACTTTGATCACGACGACAACCCGGTGGACACCTCAGATGTTGACGTTTGCGGGCATCGCCTGACTAGCTGCAAGTTGAGGTTTGGCAGCAATGCTGAACTGCCTTACGGTGGGTTCCCGAGCGCTGGACTCATCGGATGAAGAAAGCAGCGAAGGCGAAAGCCAAGGCGCACGCAATCGAGCAAGCGCCAACAGAAAGCTGCGGCCTGGTTGTCATCATCAAAGGGCGTGAGCGTTATTGGCCTTGCAAAAATATCGCCACAGAAGAGGACCATTTTGTGATGGACCCGGCGGACTATGCCGCGGCCGATGATGCCGGGGAGATTGTCGCCGTTGTTCATAGCCACCCAAACTGCCACCCCGTCGCGAGCATGGCCGACCGGGCTGCGATGGAGGCCACCAAGCTGCCATGGCATATCTACGGCGTCGCCACTGACACTTGGAACAGCTACGAGCCCGAGGGCTGGAAGGCGCCTCTAGTGGGCCGTGAATGGTGCTACGGCACGCTTGATTGCTACTCACTAGCCCGTGACTGGTATGCGGAAAACATGGGCCTCAAGCTTGGGGATTATGTGCGGAATGGCGAGTGGTGGCTTAAAGGTGCGAACACTTTTGTGGAGAACTTTGCCAATGAAGATTTTGTAAGGCTTGAGCCAGAGACGCAGCCGCAGTGGGGTGATGCCTTGCTGATGCAGCTGCAATCTCCTGTGCCTTCACACGTCGCCATCTGCATCGGTGAGGATTTGATTTTGCACCACATGCGCGACCGTTTATCTAGTCGTGACGTGCTGTCTGGCTACTATGCAAAGAACACAACGCACATCCTGCGGCACCGGAGCCGGTTATGAAACGGGTGATTCTGCGCGGTGAGCTAGGCAAAAAGTTTGGCCGCTTTCATAGCTTCGACCTGAATACACCAGCAGAAGCAATCAGGGCGCTTTGTGCCAATTTTGAGGGCTTCCAGCATGAGCTAACAGAGGCTGGTGAACGCGGCATCGGCTACATGGTGCAGATCGGCAAGGATGCGATGGCATCACTGGATGAGATCGGCAACCCTACAGGCCAAGCCGAGGCAATCAGCATTACGCCGGTTTTGCAAGGTTCAGGTGGTGGCGGTGGTGGCATTGGCAAAATTTTTGCCGGGATTGCCCTTGTTGCGGCGGCAGTTGTTTTGGGCCCGATTGGTGCGGCTGTTGGTTTAACTGGTGGCGCAGTTTTTGCTGCAGGCACAGGCGTTGCCACTGCGATCGGCTTTGTTGGTGCTTCTTTGGTTTTGTCCGGCACCTCTCAGCTGTTATCACCGCAGATCACCGCAGATGCTGGTGGCGGCGGTTCGTTTGGTGCTGCAGGTGGCATCACAAGGCAGCGGGCTAGAGATTCTTTCGCGTCTGAGAACAACGAGGCCGCAGACAGCCGGGCCTCTTACATCTTTAATGGTGTTGTAAACCTAACGGCCCAAGGCTCTTGCGTTCCGATCTGTTACGGGAAAATGAGGGTGGGCAGCGTGGTTGTATCCGCTGGCATCACCACGGAGGATATTGATGACTGATCAAAACATTGCAGGCTCAGGCGGCGGCAAGAAGAAAAAGAAAAA